TGACCGAATTAACAATTTATTAAGTTTTTTATTATTGCAAGGTTCATTATGGCGGTTTCGCATATTTATATAAAAAGCTAATAATATTAAAATAAAAAACGATATCTAAATGCCAGCAAACAGTGTATTTGTAAGCCCAGGGGTGTTTACCTCAGAAACCGACTTATCTTTCGTTACTCGACAGATTGGTGTGACCACATTAGGTTTAGTAGGTGAAACCGTTAAAGGTCCCGCTTTCCAACCCGTGTTCGTAACAAACTATGACGAGTTTAAAGCGTTCTTTGGTGGTCAGAACCCAACTAAATTTAAAGACACAGGTTATCCTCAATACGAATTACCGTATATAGCCAAATCATACCTTACCCAATCAAACCAATTGTTTGTCACTAGGGTATTGGGATTTTCAGGTTATGACGCAGGTCCAGCTTGGGGTATAACTTTGGATGCCGCATTGAACCCATCAACCGTTACAACCGCATCCACAACAAGCTATTCTGGTTTCAGTGGTAACTCGCTTATCACATTCCAAGTAAGTTCAGGTGGTACACTCACTTATCAAAGTGCTAACCCTACCGTTCAAGCGTTAATCAACCAGAATCTTCTTACTTCTCAATTGTCATTCTTAGCTTCAGCTACAGCAGGTGATTCTGCAAATATCCCAGCTATCTACTTATCTACTCAAGCTAATAACGTATTCTCTGGAGCATCATTTAATCTATTTGTAACTAATACAGTTCCATCTGGTTTTACTGGCTCTACAGCGTACACTGGTTTTACTTCAGGCGTTACCCTTAGTTTGACGGGTACAGGTTATACCGATGTTGAAAATAAAATAGTAGCATTACTACGTTCACGTGGTGAATACTTAGGAACTCAACAAATCACATTTGAGGTGACTGGTAGCTCTACCTCTAACGCAACATTCGTTAGGTTCGCATCAACCCCAACTAGCGCGAGTAGCGATCCATACGGTGATTTCGCGTTATCTGGTAATGCATTTACCCTAGACAACTTTGATTATAATTGTTCATTTGACCCATCTAAACAAAACTATATCACAAGAGTGTTGGGTAGATCGGAAAAAGACGGTAAAACAGCTTTATTTGTTGAAGAGATTTATCAGAATATGTTGGACAATGATATAGCTGATGGTAAAGTAAGAGCAATAAACTTAGTTAGTTTAACGAACTATTCTAGTGTTTTGGGTAAACCTTTCGATGATTATCTGCAAGAATTCTCTCCAGCCGTTACACCATATGTCGTATCAGAACTTAGGGGTACTAACCTTCTTAGACTATTCAGACTTTGGACAATTTCTGACGGAAATACCGCTAACGAAGATATTAAGATTTCAATCACTAATATTAAACCTAGTGAGCGTGAATTTGATATTGAAATTCGTAGATTTAGCGATACTGATGCAAATAAATTTGTATTGGAGCGTTTCTCAAGACTTTCTATGAATCCTATAGGAAATAACTATATCGCAAGACGTATAGGTACTCTAGATGGTGAGTACGCTTCTAATTCTACGTATATTCTTGTTGAAATGGATGACACGTCTGACACGTCAACCGCTTTCCCAGCTGGTTTCATAGGTTACCCACAAAGAGACTACAACCAAGTATCTAATAACGTGGTATTCCCGAATATCGCATATAAGAAAACATACGGTGCGTTTGAAAATAAACGCAAAGCTTTCTTAGGTTTGTCTAATATAGTTGGTATCGACCAAGACTTCTTTGATTATAAAGGTGTTCCAGATATTAATGGACTTGATATGTGGACTGGTCTTACAAAAGGCTTCCACATGGATATCAGTGCAACTGGCGCCACCATTGATGGTATTGAAATAGTGATTAACTCTTCAGGGGATACGTATTCTCCGATATTCTTATTCGATACTGGTTGCTGCCCATTCCAAACAGAAGCTGGTATACGAGATACGGCTTATGAAAAAATATTTGCAAGAAAATTCACATTCGCACCTTATGGAGGTTTTGATGGTTGGGACGTTTATAGAGATAATAGAACCAATACCGACCCATACGTGATTAACGGAACCGCTGGCCAAGATGGTCTGATTGGTGGTGCTAGTGCAACATTTAAAAACCGAGTATTGAGCAATGGTGATGAAGGAATCAACTCAGATTACTACGCTTACCTTGAAGCTATTTGGACATTCAATAACCCTGAAGCGGTAAACATTAACGTGTTCGCCACACCAGGCATTGATACTGATGACAACACCAACCTCATAGAAGAGGCCATCGAAATGATTGAGCAAGATAGAGCTGACTCTTGGTACATCGTAACAACACCTGACATTAACGCTTCTGGTGAGATTTTACCCGCAGATGAAATTGTTGATAGGTTGGATGGTCTATATGATTCAAGCTACACGTCAACATACTATCCTTGGATTCAAGTGAATGATACCGAAAACAATGTCTATATTTGGTTACCACCTACTAGAGATGTTGTTAGAAACACTGCTCTTACCGATAATATCGCATTCCCATGGTTCGCGGTAGCTGGTATACAGAGAGGTAACGTTGACGCAGTTAAAGCACGTAAAAAACTTACCCTAGCTGAACGAGATATTCTTTACGCTGGTAGAGTTAATCCTGTTGTTACTTTCGCTTCAGAAGGTATTAAAATTTGGGGTAATAAAACCCTTCAAGTTAGAGAATCCGCTCTTGATAGAATTAACGTAAGACGTCTGCTTTTGCAAGCGCGTAAACTTATCTCTGCTGTAGCTATAAGATTGCTGTTCGAACAGAATGACGATGTTGTTAGAAACCAGTTCTTAAGTTTAGTTAATCCTATCCTAGATAATATTAGGTCTGAAAGAGGTCTTACTGACTTTAGAGTGGTTCTAGTTGATACACCTGAATCAATTGATAGAAATGAGCTTAATGGTAGAATATTTATTAAACCAACGCGCTCTCTTGAATTTATCAACATAGAATTTGTTGTAACCCCAACTGGGGCATCATTCGAGAATATCTAAAGAAAACTAATTTCTTAAAAAGATTAAAGCCCAGACTATTCTGGGCTTTTTTCGTATGTGATTGTTCCACAGTCATATATCCGATAGATACCTCTAGATAGCATTATTTCGCGTTCTGTTTTATCTATGGTATCAAAACCTTCTTTTCTCAACATAGATTTTCTGTAATTAAATCTATGTGCTCGTTTATTATTAACCACATACCAATAATTAGGTTTATTTATCCTTGTTTGGGTGAACCCTAATGTATCGTATATCGACCCTTCGCTCCATCGCCTGTCTGCGTAACTGATTAACTTGATTTGACCGTATGTGTTATAGAAGAATTTTAATAATTTAGACGCACCACCTACCACCGATGTATCGATTTTGATTTATTTATGAACGCTTCAGTTGTGCTATTTATATAAAGAATACCGCTATAATCATATTTATCGGCATAGTTTTTTTTAGCTTTTTCTATAAAAGTTTCAGTTTTATTTTTTTTCATGTTTTTTTTTCCGTTACTACATATTTACTAACAAAGGTAATAATAAATATCATAAACTAAATAAAAAAATGAGCGACTTACTTATAAAAATGCCACTTCCTTACGAACCGAAAAGGAAAAACCGATTTTTGCTTAGATTCCCATCGGAATTAGGTATACAAGAGTGGTGGTTGGCGTCAGCATCGAGACCTACAATTACGCAATCTGACGTTGAGATACAATTCTTAAATACGTCAACTTTCGTTTTAGGTAGGTTCACTTGGGATACAATCGATGTTACGTTCAGAGATGCTATCGCACCATCAAGTACACAAGCTATTATGGAATGGGTAAGATTGGGTTCTGAATCTATAACTGGTAGACAAGGGTATGCGGTAGGTTACAAGAAAGATGTTGAATTGGAAATGCTTGACCCAACTGGTGTGGTTATTGAGAAATGGGTTTTACAAGGTACAATGTTGACCACGGTGTCTTTCGGTGACCTCAGCATGGATGATGACGGCATCGCTGAAATCAACGCCACGTTAAGATTTGACAGAGCTATTCTCCTTTGGTAATATTTACAATAATTTGATTCAAACGTAACGTTATTCATATTTGGATAACGTTACGTTTTTTTTATTATATTTGTGGTTATGAACTACGTGGAATTCTTCACCCAAAATAACGCCAACGGTCTTAAGACCAAGGAAACGTATC